GAAGGAGGAGTTCATCCCGCGCTGCATTGAATACGTGGTAGGTGAGGGCAAAGATCAGGAACAGGCGGCTGCGATCTGTTATTCAATGTGGGAGAATAGAAACATGCAGGAACAGGAAATGCAGGAGAGTTATGATGACTATCCAAAGGCCGCATCTGAAAACGCAAAGATAGCTTTGAGGTGGGCGGAGGAGAATGGATGGGGATCGTGTGGAACTCCTGTGGGGAAAGCGCGTGCTAACCAACTGGCAAACGGTGAGCCTATCAGCCGCGACACTATTGCTCGTATGGCTGCTTTTGAACGGCACAGACAGAATAGCAAAAAAGAATTAGGGGACGGATGCGGAAGATTGATGTGGTTAGCTTGGGGAGGTGATGAAGGCATTGAATGGGCGCAAAGAAAACTTGAGCAAATAGATAAAGAAAAGAAGTTCAGCTTTTCGGTAGTGAATGAAGATGAACGTATAGTAGTCGGCCCTGCAATGGTGCCGGATATGAAAATTTACCGTCGGGATGAGACAGGTGAATATTTTGTATTTTTTGATCGCAAAACGATTGAGACAATCGCACTTAAGTTTTACGCAAAAGGATTGCAGCAAAGCGCAAATGAGATGCACATGAAACCGATTGAGGGAGTTACCTTCTTCCAAAGCTGGATTGCAGACGAATCAAAAGGCATCCCGAAAATGAAGCAATTTGAGGACTTACCTGATGGTACTTGGTTTTTAGGTGCAAAGGTCAACAACGATGAAACGTGGGCAAAGGTGAAAGACGGCACGTTCAGAGGTTTTTCTGTTGAGGGTATGTTCGATATGACGGAAATAAAGATGCGCAAAAGTGCGGATGAAATAATAAACAAGCTCCGCGAAATGCTTAAAGATTTTTAGTTGTGTTTTAAGGTTAAGGTTTACCGGCTGCCTGTTTCTACAGGCGGCCTTATTTTTGCGTATATATGAGCATGAAAATCTTAACACTAACACAAAAGTTCAACGGCTGCGGATATCATAGGTTGATGATGCCAGTATCTTTTATGGAAAAAGAATACGGCAGGATAACAGATCACATGACCGATGAACAATGGCAGGAGAAGAAATACGACATTGTTTTCATAAATAGGGTTTGGGATAATGAGGATCTAATTGAAAGGCGCAAAGAACACGGTTTTAAATTAGTTGTCGATGTGGATGACTATTGGCATTTAAACCATGATCATTTGATGTATGATGGGTATAATGCTACGAATTTCGCAAGCAGGCAAATTCACCACATGCGCGAAGCTGATTTGGTTACATGCACCCATGAAAGGCTTGCGGATGCTATCTATCCACATAATAAAAACATTGTAATTGTACCGAATGCCATTCCGTATGGCCAGGCTCAGTTTAACGGAGAAAGGGTAAAGGACATGAAAGCGTTTCGCCGCTTCTCCGGAGTGAAGCTGTTTTGGGCCGGTGGCATAACGCATGAGCCTGATCTTAAATTGCTGCAGGGTGTTATGTACGAATTAGATCAACATGTTAAGGATGTTCACATGGTAATGGGTGGATATGCAGACTCAAACGAAACGGAACTTTATTATTGGGGTCGCATGGCATCCTATTTTACGAATGACAGGAAGTTACCTTATACGATCATCAGAGGGATGGATGTTTTTGAGTATTACAAAATGTTCAGACATGCAGACATTATGCTTGTTCCTTTGGTGAAAAATAATTTCAATGCTTACAAGTCAAACATAAAGATACTTGAGGCTGCTGGCAAGGCCGTTCCGGTTATCTGCTCAAACGTTCACCCCTACATAGGCTTTCCATCTGATTTGGTGAACTACGCAAAGGACCGCAAAGAGTGGCTGCGATATATCAAAATGCTTGTAAACGATGAATATTTGCGGAATGAACAGGGCGCGCAATTGCATGAATATTGCCAAAAAAACTACAACTTTCACGACATAAACGAGAAGCGGCGAAACGCTTTCATGTCTTTGCTTTCATTGTAAAATGTCCGATTTTTTACATCCTTAGTATTTAGGGGTATGAAGAATCCGATTGAATTATTGCAAGAAGTTAAAAAGCTTGTTTTTCAAGAAGAAACAGCTCCTGCTCCTTCCTACTCTTTGGAGGACGGCACAAAAGTAATGATCGATAAATTAGAGGTTGGCGGTGTTGTTACCCTTGAGGACGGATCACCTGCTCCTACCGGTGAACATACCCTTGCAGACGGCACAAAGATCGTTTTGGCAGAAGGTGGTGTAATTGCTGAGATCATGCCTAAAGAAGTTGAGGAGAAGGTTGAGATCGAGATCGAAAGCAAACAGGACGAAGAGAAGAAGAAAGAAGAAGAGGAAATGAAAAAGAAGATTGCTGAAATGGAAGGTAAGTTTTCAGCTTATGAAACTTCTTTTTCTGCTTTACAATCTGATTACGAAGGTCTTAAAGCTGCTTTCGGTAAGCAAAGCGAAGCAATGCAGGGACTGATTAACCTGGTAGAAACTTTGGTTAACGTTCCTTCACAGGCTCCTGCTGAAGTACCAAACAACTTCAAAAAACATTCAGCTTCTACAAAAGAAGATAAAATCCGTTCTTATTCACAATTCGTTTCACAATTTAAAAAATAAAATCAAATGGCTTTTTTAGTTACAGGCCTTACGGCTTACACAGAACAAAATGAGCAACAGCTCGTTACTGCTTCGCTGTTTGAGGCTCGTACTCAACAGCTGATTCTTGCAGAAGGTAATGTATTGACAGGCGTTAAGTCAAGTCAAACAGTTAACCGCATGGATACTGATGTATTCTTCCAGGATGATTCAGGTTGCGGTTTCCAAACAAGCGGAACGACTGAGTTCACTCAGCGTACTTTGACAGTAGGAAAAATCAAAGTTCAGGAAACTTTATGTCCTAAGGATTTGGAAGGGGTTTACCTTCAGAAAGCATTGCCAGCGGGTAGCAATTACGATACTATTGCTTTCGCTGCTGAATATACAGGTCGCAAAGCGGGTAAGATTGCCGAAGCACTTGAAACTGCAATTTGGACTGCAACTGGTAGCGGTTATGGTGGTACTAATGGTCTTTTGAATAAGTTCAAAGGTATTAAACAGCATATCTCTGAAGCTGGCGGATCTGTAGTGAACGCAAACGTTACAGGTTTCTACGGAAGCGGTGCACCTATCACCGGAATAGATACAATGGAAAAAGCACAGAAAGCTGTTCTCGCAGTTATCAATGCTCTTCCTGCTTCTGTAAAAGGTAAGTCAGATGTTCGTATCTTCTGCGGATGGGATGTTTACACTCTCCTTATCCAAAAGTATGTTGATCTGAATTTGTTCCACTACAATCCAGGATCTACAAATAACGCTGCTGATTCTGAGTTCCTTGTTCCTGGTACTTCTTACAAAGTAGTCCCTGTTCACGGTCTGAATGGTACTAACGATATCTATGCAATGAGAATGTCAAATGTATTCTTGGGAACTGATATCGAGGGTGAAGAATCACGGTTTGAAATGTGGTACAGCATGGACGATCGCAACGTTAAATATAGCACTTCTCTGAAAATCGGTGTGCAGCTGGCTTTCCCTGACGAAGTGGTAAAATTCGAAGCGTAATTAATTAATAACTAAGGGAGGTGCAATATCCTCCCTTTTTAAAAACATATATCATGCCCTGCGCATTAACACAAGGTTATAGTTTAGATTGTAAAGATTCAGCCGGTGGTATTACGGAGGTTTACTTTATTGAGAAAGCAAACGTTTCATCTATCGCTGCAAATGCTTCAGGTGTAATTACCGGAATCACTAAGGCAAGCGGTAAGCGTTTCTGGAAATATGAACTGCCAAAAGAAACTGGCAACTTCACTCACAATCCGCAAGTATCTGCAGAGAACGGAACTTTGTTCTTTGAACAGAATCTCACAATAGTAGTGAACAAGCTTTCAGCAGCTGTAAATACTGAACTGAAACTGTTAGCTCAAAACATTCTGATCGCTGTAGTAAAAGACAACAATAACAAGTTCTGGATGCTTGGAAAAGAAAGAGGATTGGATATGGGAGCAAGTGAAAGCGGAAGCGGAACAGCATTCGGAGACCGTTCAGGATATACCCTTAACTTTATGGGTAAAGAACCGGATCTACTTTATGAAGTGAATAGCTCTGTGGCGGCTGCACTTGAAACCGCTGGTTGATAATTGATGAAAGATAGGTAAAGCGCCTGCCTGCAAATAGGCGGGCGTTTTTTGTTTCTACGTATTTATACAAAGATGATTAAATTAACAAAAGGAACTACGGCAACGATCTATGTAACGTTGAAAGAAAAGCAGACTATCTTAGATGCTAACTTCCTTTTTGTTTTTCAATCGCGAACTACAAACGAGAAGGTAAAGTTTGTTTTGCTTAATAGCGCTGATCAGAGTTTGTTTAAAGATCGGTATAATCAGTTTACATTTGTGGTGAATACCTATTTCGGAACAAAAGAGGAAGGATGGTTTAAATATACGGTTTATGAGCAAGCGAGTTCATCAAATACAAACGAAGCCAATGCCGGTGCCGTTGTTGAAACTGGTTTAATGTTCCTTTCTGATGGTCAGGATGTAATGACAACGAAATACGATAATTCAACAACTTACAAAATATACGATGCAGAATAGAGTCAGTTTTATAAAGTTTGCCGATGTGAAAGTCCCTGTAATGAAGGAGCTTCCCAATAAAGGCTGGGTGCTGTTTGGTGAAGATAACAAGTTCCCGAATCTGCTTTTAAATATGTTTAATAAAAGCAGCAAGCACAATGGCATCATTTTGGGCAAAGTAAATTACATCGTAGGTAAAGGATTCGATCAGCCTATGGCTGCTAATCCATACGAAAGCTGCAACGAAGTGCTTAAAAAGGTTTGTTTAGATATTGAGGTTTTCGGAGGTTGCTATATTGAGGTGCAATACAATCAGCTCGGAAAAGTCGCAGCTTATTACCACATACCTTATCACAAAGTAAGATCGAGCAAAGACAATACTCAGTTTTTTGTTAAGGATTGGGAGAGTTACAAGAAAGGCGAAGAGCCTAAGGTGTTCGCAGCATACGATCCTAAGAAAGATCCTGCAATGTTAAAAAATCAAACACAAATACTTTACTATAAGGAATATCGCCCTGGTGTTGAGACTTATTCTTACCCTGGTTACATGGGTGCTTTGAATGCCATTCAGACTGACATCGAGATCAGCAAATACCATTTGTCTACAATTACAAACGGGATGTTTGCTTCAAAGATGATCAGCTTTTTTGAAGGCATACCAACGGAGGAGGAGAAACGTGAGATAGAGAAAGGATTTAAAAGCAAGTTCACAGGTAGCGAGAATGCAGGAAATATTGTACTTAATTTCGGAAAAGATCCTGCGAAGCGTCCACAACTTGACGATTTAAGCAGCACTGATCTTGACAAACATTTTGACATACTTGCAAAAAGCATACAGGAAGAAATGTTTTGCGCACATCAGGTAGTTAGTCCAATGTTATTTGGTATCCGCGTTGAGGGTCAATTAGGTGGCAGATCAGAGATTCGCGATTCTTATGAGATCTTTAAATCCACATATTGCAACGATAAGCAGCAAGCCTTAGAGATGCTTTTTAGTGAACTGACAGGAGTTGAAAAAAAGATCATTCCGGTTGAGCCTATAGGCTTTGAATTTAGCGAAGCTACTTTGTTACAGATCGCACCTAAAAAATGGTTACTTGAGAAGATAGGTATTGATGCTTCACAATATCCTGAAATTGCGCAACCAGAGGCGCAGCCTTCACAGGTTCAGCAGGCTATCGTTAATGAAAATCTGAAGAACTTAACAGGCCGCCAATGGCAAAGCCTCACACGTATTATCCGCAAATTTGAGAAAGGAGAGATCAGTCAGGATCAGGCTAAATTGCTTTTAAAAAGCAGCCTTGGATTGAATGATGAAGAAGTAAATACAATGCTTTCTATAGATAACGAAATGCAGTTCAGCGCACAGGAGAGAGATGAACTTTGGCTGGATGCTCTTTCAAAGTGTGGTGTTTCAAAGCATGATTTTTTAATAGTTAAAAGTTCACGTTTCAACTTCGCAAAGCAGGATAGTTTTGCAGATGTTACACAAATAGAAACAAACGTTTTGGATCTCATTAGAAAGGACAAAAGGATCACTCCTGATGTGATTGCCGAAACATTGGATCTTGAAGTAGATAGCGTCAAAGAGATTCTGAAAAGACTTGAAAGCGAAGGCAGAATATCTGCAAAAATTACAAAGATCGGGCAGGATGAAATTATAGAACGCAAACTTTCAGAGCCTTTGTCAAAGCAAAGCGATCTTAAGCCTGAAACATTAGGGTTTAAAATCATGTATTCTTATGAATGGAAAACAGGCTTCGGTGCAGATGATAAACCTACACGCAGGGAGTTTTGCGCAAGGCTGCAGGATATGGAAAAGCTTTGGAGCCGTGCAGATATTGAAACCTGGAGCCGCCGGTTAGGGTATTCTGTTTGGGATCGCGGTGGCGGATGGTACACCGAGCCAGATGGCACACGATCAAAGTCATGCCGGCACGAGTGGAGAAAAGTAATTGTAATGGAAAAACGATAACATAAAATGAGAGATATTCTTTTTATCAGTCCCGAAAATATTTATGAAAGATCTGCTGTTCATAAAAACATAGACAGCAAAATGATTGTTCCTGAAATTAAGGCGGTGCAGGAAATGTACATACTGCCTGTTTTGGGTACAGCACTTTATGAAAGATTGCAGGATGGTGTCGATAACGATGATCTAACAGCCGATGAAGAAACACTAATAAAAAGCTATATCAGAGATCCTTTAATTCACTACACAATAAGCGAATTAGCACCGGCTCTAAGCTTTCAGCTATGGAATAAAGGACTAACAAGAAAGACAACTGAAAACAGCGAAGCGGTAAGCAGTTCAGAGATCGATGATTTCACTGCTAAATTTAAGAATCGCGCTGAATGGTATTTGGAGAGGTTGATCAGATATTTGATTGAGGAAGCTGGCAGCGGTGCGAAATTTCAGGAATACATCAATCCTGGCAGCCGTGTTGATACTTTTGTCCCTAAGCGCACAAGCTTTGAGATTGGTATTTATTTGGGTAAGACAGAGAGAATGAAAGAGGATAAACCTAAATGGTATCAATACGAATTTTTATCATGTTGCCGATGAATAGTGAATACACAAAAAAAATACAAAGGCTCCTGAAAGCCTATTTAAAAAAACATGAGTCTAACGTTAAATCAAATAATCAAAAAGCTGGTCGAGATAGCAGCCGCACACAAGCAAGTACAAACAGCAAGGCACGTAAAAGCTGAGGACTTCGTTGTATTTGATTACAAGGATGTTGTTTATCCTGCGGTTTGGTATACGCTAAATACAAGCTCTATAAATGGTAAGGAGAAAACTTACCAAATTTTGGTAACTGTTGCAGACATTCACCACGTGGAGAATATGGATGAACTTGAGATGCAATCGGATTGTGAGTTAATAGGGCATGATTTAATTGCGCAGATTAGTTGGGATAAGCATGAATGGAAATTTGAAAGAACAACAAATTTTGAGTATTTCCGTCAAGGGCAGGAGGATATACTTGCAGGGGTTACGTTTCAGATCAGTTTGAAACTGCCAATGCTTTACAATAATTGTCAGGTGCCAACGGATTATGTTTTACCAAGTTCTCAATTTATAATTGTTGAAGATTACTTTGTAAGAAGAACGAATAAAATAGCTGATTTTATAGTGGGTGCAGGGCAGCCAATGACACAAGGGAGTACGCAGTATCAAAATAATATGCTAATAGTTCCGCCTTTAGTATTTATAGATGGACTAATTTTAACATATGAAATAAGAAATGACAGAAGATATATAAGTCATAATGCAACAACAAAAACAATAACAATAAACGGAGGAGTAAATGAAGGGGAAAATGTACAGATATATTTATAGTTTTATATTAGTATTTATTTGCCTTACAAGTAAAGGGCAAACGATAGATGGTGTTTTATACACTAACTTTAATAACTATTATAAGTGGCGCGGCGGTGCTTTCGACTCGGTTTTACTGATTCCGCAGATAGCTGCTTCCATTGGTAGAAGGCCCGGAGCTTTGAGATATAACACAGCCGACAGTTCAGTGTATTCTTGGACCGGTACGCAGTGGCGCAAAGTAGGCGATGGTGCTGCAGTTCCCACCTTGCAGCAAGTGACAACGGCGGGAAAAATCACTACAGATACAATTAAAGCTGCTGGGATTAGTTTATTTAGTATAGCAGATAATGCGTATAGTAATATCAGTATAAGTGAAGAGAATATAAATATTTCAAATATTAGAAATTCATACACTGCTACGCTGGCATTAAATTATCCGAGAGTTTATAATTTTCCTGATTCATCAGGTGTACTAACGCAAAGAGTTAGTATCAACGGAACAACCTATAACACGGCTGCAAATGGTGTGGTCGATTTAGGCAATGTCGATACGGCAACAGTAGTAAAAGCCTATGTTACAAATGCTGAATCTGTTACCATAACAAAGGGTCAGGTAGTTTATATCTTTGGTGCATCCGGTGATCGAGCAGCGGTTAAGTTAGCAAGAAATACAAGCGATACATTTAGCAGTAAAACTTTGGGAATAGTCAGGGCAGACATCGCAGCAGGTCAGGCTGGATGGGTTACTACTCAAGGTCAGGTTAGTGGTATAAACTTAGGAGCATATACGGCAGGGGATATTCTTTGGTTGGATAGTGTACCCGGTGGCTTCACAAAGACAAAACCTGTTGCGCCTTATCATGGTGTATTTGTTGGTGTAGTTGAAAGAGCAAATGCAGGAAACGGCCTTATATATGTCAAGCCGCAAAACGGAGTAGAATTGGATGAGCTGCATAATGTAAAAATAACTTCGCCAACAAATAAACAAGTTTTAGCATATACTTCCGCTACTGATATTTGGGAAAATAAAACTATTGATTCATCATATTTTGGTGGAAACTTTAAAAGTCAAGTAACAGCGGCTCAAGATAAGGCAATACAATGGGATGCAGCAGATAGCTTATTTTCTTATAATCAATTAAAAAAGGGTACTTTTAGAACTTATGATTTTGACGGTCTATCAAATGTTTCTGGTATCCCTCAAGGTAGTGGCGATTGTTTTGGCATAACCAATATTACAAGTGGTGGAACATTTGCGAATCTATTAGAAAATAATATTACAGGTATATCAATATCAACAGGTGGAAGTGCTTCATCAAATCCTTATTTAGCGCAAGGGTACGCAAATAATACTAATGTTACATACAACGTAACAGGTGCAAATATAAAATCTACGTGGATGCATTTTAGAATCAAGATACCTACATTAAATGACGGGACACAAAGATTCTACACGGTAATCGGCTTTAAAAATGGTGCTACAGCAAATCCAACTGAATCAGCATATTTTACATACGATTTAGATGGTACACAAACAGGAAGTTCAGCATCAGCTAACTGGCAGTGTGTATCTGCTTTGGGAGGCAATAGAGAATGGACAACAACATCATCATCTGTACCTGCTGATACATGGCAAACATTATCAATAAGAACGACAACAAATTCTGTAGAATTTTTTGTAAACGGAACATCGGTTGCAACACATACTACAAGAATACCAGTTGCTGGCAGATTGCATATACAAATATTTAAAACAAACGGAAGTACTGCAAGATTTTTGCATACTGATTATGCAACATTCAATCAATTAAATAACTCTGATAGATGACAAAGTATAAATTAACAAAAGATAATAAGTCTATCGACTTTCCAACTTTTACAGATGCAAGTAACTTTATTATTGCTAATCCTGAATGGCAAGGTATTCCGATAATACAGTATGAAGAAGATATTTTACCTGATCCTTTAAATGTTCCTTTTCAAGTGCCTACGTGGAGATTGCGCGCTGTTCTTGCATTGGATGGAAAGGAAGCAGACGTACAAAACGCGATCGACCAATTACAGGAGCCTAACAAAACGATTGCTAAAAAGGCTTGGGATTTTGGGAGCAATACGGAAAGGACAAGTCAAACCGTTGCATTTATTAAGGGAGTACTTAGTTTGACAGATGCGGATGTGGATCAGTATTTTATTGATGCTGAGAATATTGAAGCATGAGAGGCTTTATACTTTTGATAATTGCGCTTTTGTTATCGGTACTTATTCTCCCGATAGGATTCGCTTTTCAAGTAATCACCGCACTTTTTAAGGGAATAGACAAGTATTTATTCCGAATGGCTAAGAGTATCGACCAGTTAGGGAATGTAGTATGTGAGCATCTATTTAATGTAACTTTAATCAAAAAAACCGGATATAAATTTGGTAATGAAGATGTGACAATCAGTCACGTGTTAGGAATGAATGAGAAAGCAAATACTTTGAGTTTTGCAGGTAAGATGTTAGCATGGTTATTAAACACAATAGATAAAGATCATAATCAAAAAGCAATAGAATATGGCGAAGGTTGAAGTGGGTATAGTGTGGCTGTTTAGCTTAATGACAATAGTAACGCAAAGCGATATTATGTTTATCGGATCGATAATTGCATCAGTAACGGTAACTTTAAAAAATTTACCAGGTGCAATTAAAGTAATTAAATCACTTAAAAAGAAGTAATATGCCAGAATGGTTAAAGAGATTGACAAAAGCAGATATCCGTAACAGCCTTGCTATTGTAATCGTTTTGGGTTGTTTTGGACTGATGTATTTATTACAGGTGAAGCCTATCCCTGCAGAGAATCACGACATTGTTAACATCGTTGCAGGGTTTATTTTTGGTGGTGCTTTGGCCGGGGTAGTTGGTTATTACTTTGGCGCAACAAAAACAGAGCATTCAAAAAAGCAGGATAATGAGTCATAAACTTTACAAATACATCATTTTTTGTGCTTTTTGGGTTACGTTGTTCGCTTGCACTACTCCAAAGAAGCTGAACAGAATAATGAACAAGCTGCCAAAAGAAGCGGCAAAGGAGTGTGCTGTCAGGTTTCCTATTAAGGAAACAATCGACACAATAACAATTATTGATTCTGCAATGTTACAGGCTTATGAAATGGAGTTCGTTTACCTTTATAGTATGTTGGATTCGATTCTTGGTGAGCAGGTGGATGCTGGAACGAAGAAAGAGATTGTGACCATATTTCAGGAAAAGAAAGTGCCTGTAATTAAATATAAATACATCACGAAGGTGCAGGAAAGCAGTGCGAAGTGTCAAGTAAAAATTGACAGTTTACTTGACATTTTAGATGGCCGTGATTCTTACATCGAAGGGTTAACAGCTGAAAAGCAGCATTTTGGTGAAAAGTACACGAAAGCTAAGGAGGATGCAGATAGGTATAAAAAGCAGAGGGACAAATATATCTGGTGGCTGCTTATTTTATTGATTGCTTTATTTAGGAAGCCTTTAATACGTGCCGGTAATAAATTAATCACAAAACGTTAAATATGCAACTCGCACCTTTTGATCTTAGTTTTGATATGTTTGTAGCTCTTTTTTTTTGCTACATTCCCCCATTTGTATTTTTTTACTTTGGGTTGAAAGCCAGCAAAAGCGGAAGCATCCAAAAAGATCAGCGACCTGGCATGCCTCCCGGTTATTATGAATGGAATGATTCAGATCAAAATTTTTCCTTTTGGAAAACCGGGCAGTTTTATATTGGCATGATTTGGCTGTTTTTCGGATCTCTTTTCTTTTGGGCATTCCTTTGGCCTGATCATTCGGATGTGTGGTTTGTCAAATAATGACTTGACAAAATTTGTCAAAAAGTAAACTCTTATGCTGACATTTGGTTATCCTGTTTTGTCTGCTATTTTAGCCGCTTTTATTGAGTGGCTAAGAATTGACAGCAAACAGGGAAAGGTGGTAAATGTTAGCAAATTTGTATCGGTTAATATAGCGGTCATTTTCTTTGTGCTTTGCCTTGCCTTATCAGTTGACTATTATTCAGATGTCACGCCGGGCGCCGTTTTTTGTTATGCTTTATATTATATCGGTTGCCGGGGTCTATTTTACGATGTGTGTTTAAACGCATTTAGGGGATTAAGGCTTGATTATTTTAGCGAAACGACAAATAGCTTCACAGATAATTTGAGCCGAAATTTTGGCGGCTTTTGGGCTTTACGTGCGATCTCTGTTTTATTTACTATAGTTTTCGGTTACTTATGGCAATTGTTACGATAAAATACGATTTGAATGAGCCTGAAGATGAGCAGGCTTTGCAACGTGCAATGAATAGCCTGGACATGGCTTTATATATTTGGGAGATTTTACATAACGGCAAAAGGCGGTTTGAATATTCCGAGAATTTAGATATACATGACGTTTGGGAGTATTTATGGGATGAGTTAAAAAATCGCAGGATCGACATTGATAAATTAATCGAATGACAAAAACAGACATAGCGAGGGACTACAGGCAAAAGCATGGCATGGCAATGCCAACGCTTACCCTTGCCAGGATTATGTATGCTGAAAATAAAGAGGTATTCACAAATTTAGAAGATGCAAGACATTCGCTAAGATACATCGAAGGCAAAACGGGTAAAAAGAAAATAAAGTACTTAAGTAAAAAAACTGAATTTTTGATGTCAGAAGCAAGGCCAAAAAACCCCTGGAAACTCCCAGAATCAGAGGAAAGCAACTATGAGCCTTACATCATCAAAGCCAAAAAGCTGGCTGTTCTTTCAGATATTCATGTCCCTTATCATTCTATCTCTGCTTTGGGGTGTGCGCTTGATAAGATAGCTGAGGAGAAGCCTGATGCAATCCTTTTAAATGGCGACACGGTCGATTTTTACGGCCTTTCTCGATTTATGAAAGATGCACGCAAGCGAAGTGTTGCGCATGAATTACAGGCACTTAATGAGTTTTTAGACGTATTGCAGCAGTTTGACGCGAAGATTATTTATAAGCTTGGGAATCATGATGAACGATATGAACATTTTTTGATGCACAAGGCTCCAGAGCTTTTAGGTATCCCAGAATTTAAATTTGAGAATCTTCTCAAAGCAGGTGAAAGGGGAATGGCTGTAGTTGGCGAAAAGAGGATAATAAAAGCAAATAATTTAAACATCATTCATGGCCATGAATATCCGTCTGTTTTCAGTCCGGTAAACATTGCACGCGGTTTATATATGAAAGGGAAAGTATCTGCGATGCAGGGACACAATCATCAGGTCTCAGAACATACGGAAACAGACATGAACGGAGAGATTGTTACCACCTGGAGCTTGGGATGCCTTTGCGAATTAAACCCGGCCTATATGCCATTGAATCGGTGGTCACAAGGGTTTGCAATGGTTGACCTATCAGATAACTCAAAAGACTTTGAAGTAAGAAATTACCGTATATTTAAAGGTAAAATTTTATGAGTGAAGAATCGCAGATACAGGAATTTCGCGAATGGACTGAGAACGAGCTTTTGCAAATTATCGACAGCTCTTTGTCGGTACTTAGCACCCTTGCGGAGTTAACAGATGCGGAATACAGAACCTATGATGATGAACTGGAGGACATCAACACCGTAAAAAAGAATACATTCAGGATTATTTTTGCAGCACAAAGGAAACTAAATAAATACATCAAAGAATATGAGCAGCGCAATACTGATAAAGAAACTCGAGAATAGGATCCCTGTTTCTGTTTACAATTATTTATTAAACAGCAAGAACATTGCTAATATTACAAATGCTAACAGGCTTGCTCATTTCCTTGCTCAGGTTGCACATGAAAGCGGCAATTTTAAGTTAGTGTATGAGAATCTGAGATACTCAGCCGCTGGCCTGCGAAAAACATTCCCGAAGTATTTCCCTACAGATGCGCTTGCTAAACAATACGCAATGCAGCCGCAAATGATCGGGAATCGCGTATATGCAAACAGAATGGGTAACGGCAATGAAGCAAGCGGTCAGGGGTTTTTGTTCCGGGGCAGAGGGTACTTGCAGCTCACTGGCAAAACAAATTATGAATTATTTAGTCAATACGTTGGTGAGAATTGTGTCGCTAATCCTGACTTCGTAGCAACAAAATATCCAATGGACTCGGCCCTGTGGTTTTTTGATCGGAATAAACTTTGGGAGCTTTGCGATGCAAGTACATCTGAATCGGTTACAGCCGTCACTCGCAGAGTGAACGGAGGTTTCAACGGCCTTGCTGACAGGCAGTCGAAATTCAAGAGTTTTATGGCCTGGCTTGCTTAGTTCAGGAAATCATCACCTTTGTAGTCCGGATGTTCATCTCTCATGTGTTCAATGCCATTTGCCCAAAGCACTCCGATAATAGTAAGGAGAAAAGCAATAACGGCAATTAATATTACTGATATCATAGCGTGGCTACTGTTTTAGTGTAAAGATCCACATTAAAATAAAGGCTGTTGCATTTAGGATAATAAAGGTGTTTAAAGTCCCTGCAATAGCTACCCATCGCCTGACGCTTTATTCCAAGTTCATCCGCTATTTCTCGCGGCTTTCTACCTTCTTTTAAATACTTTACAATGACTTCTTTTTCTTCCGGTGTAATTGGTTTTTTTCTCATATTATATCTTTAAAGGTATAAAAATGCTGATTTTAGTACTATTTATACTTTTTCGGGTATAGTTGTAAACCGCTTCTGATAAAACGGTGGGATCGGGCAGTTTACCTTTGATCTGTCGCGCATGTGGATAACTGTTGAGTGATCGCGGCCCAGGAAACGGCCAATGCTTTTCAGTGTCACTCTTTCATATTTCATAAACAGATGCCTCACGAAATGTGTGCGGACAGCCACCTGCGCCTGTTCCCTTCTACGTTTTGCCAGCTCAGGATCTATGTTATGCAGTTTACATATCTCAAGCCATTCTGTTTCAAGGTTTGGATAACCTGAAAGACGGTCCGGCAAACCGACTTCTCTTATAACCACAGTTCGCGTTTCGTCGACAATGTTTTGTATTCTATTCAGTAATGGCTTTGGTACTTTCTTGAAGAAAGGTTGCAGCTCCTCCTCAATCAATTGCATTGACTTTTCTAACTTCATTTTTTATTTTTATCTAATCCGTAATAAATGCCAGCATAGAAAATCTCAGAGAAAATAAGCTCAAGCATGACAGGATCGTATTGGATGTGAACTTCGCAAAGATTTGTAATTTCTTCCTGATCTATTTTTGTGATCTTCATTAACCCATCCTTGCATGCTTTCTCAAAGTATGGCAGTTTGTCTGTTAAGATTGTAATCGATAATTCTTTCATATGATTATATCTTTTTCTGATGTTAAGGTAAAAACTTGGAAACCCTGTTTTGTGAGTTCCGAATGTCTGTATTTCTGTAGTTCAGTAGGCTCCCTGCCTGGCTGCTTTACTTCAACGAAAACAGTCTTTCCGTTCTTGAGACACATAAGATCAGGGATGCCGTTGCAGTTGGTTTGGATCAGTTTTACAACAATCCATCCGGATCTTTCAAACTTAGCTTTTATCGCAGCCTGGATTTTGGATTCCATACTTTTCGATTAAATATTTACCCCATTGATCTGCCATAGCTTGTGCGATACCTGGGAATGTTTTTGATCTTTCTTTACTTCTTTGATCAGGTTTCAATTTAAATGCATCGGCGTACCATTTAGGTTTTTTTTTACCTGATTTATGTATTATAAATTCTCCTTTTTCTACATGCGTAATATTTTGATCAAATAAATTAGGTGCAGAATTATGATATAAAGGCGGTAAATTTTTAAGCCATAAACAAGTAGTTTTTTGCGCTTGGTCTCCAAAATAATACGGCTGTATTTTCTGATCTGGTTTCCTGTAAATTTTACTCATAATGCCAACAGGATTTTCAACAGCTATATGTTTAATCGGTGCGTTTATCATGGCCATAAAAAAATCTATACCTTCCTGCTGTCTGCCATCTTTACGCTTTTGTTCAAACCATGCAGCTCCAGATACAGCTAAATGTGTACATGGTGGAAAAGCAATCATAGCATCCCAATCTTTATTTAATACTTCAAAGATGCTGCATTGGCAATGTTTAGCGTTTGGATTACGATTTGGCTGTATATCACAGGACCAGGCATCAAAGCCTATTTTCTCAAATCGGCTTCTTACTTCATCGCTTTCTTCGCAGGCAATTAATATTCTCATACTTAAAAACTATCCGCAAAAAGTCCGATGATGATAATTACAGCGATCGCGATGGCCGCCTGTCTGTCTGTAAGGTCGAATGAAGATTTGTGCATGGTTTAGGTTTTAAGTTTGTTTCAACAAAGTTAATAACTTTTTTAATACAAAACAAAATATTTTTTTACCCTATCTCAAAATCCTGTTTAAAATAGCTTAAAGTATAGTCTTTTTTCTGCTTTACCATTTTGTAAACTCTCTCCTCAATGCCACCTTCTGAGAACAGCCACATCACTTTACATGGCTCCTCACGGTCTTTGCTTTGTAGCCTTGCCCGCGCCTGCCAGTAGGAAACCGCACTGAAGTCGATATTAAGCATTATTAGAGCCTCGGCGGTACTTAGGTTAATACCTTCCCTTCCGCTGCTAATTTGCGATAAAAACCATTTAGAATCGCTTTCAGCGAACTCCTCAGGATTTGAGGTAAATCGATCATATCCAAATGTGAGGTAAAGCATATGCTCCTCTGCTTTGTACTTGTAGAAAATAGCAATCTTTTTGCCTTTGAAATTCTCCTTTATCCAGTATGCTTTGGTGCGGTCAAAGACGATTCCCTGATCTTTGCGGTCAATCACCGTACCGGAATAGCACTGATGGAGTTTAGACATCAATGATGCGCCTGTGTCAGCCAGTACCACACATCCATTATTGCCGTTAAATATCCTGTCTTTTTTAAGTTTGTCAGCAAGATAGTAAGTAGATGGCTCCATCTTTATTTTTACTATTTCCTCAATTACATCCTGTTTAAAGCCTGCTTGCTCCTGGGTGAAAGGAATAATTAAATGATCTGTCATGGTTTTTATTTTTGTTTGGTTTGCGTTAGAATAGTCGTTTACTTTTAAACCTTTGAAATACTTAATCATGATATCCACAAAGTCAGCGGCCCATTTGTAAAAATTGACATAATTGCGGAAAGGTGAGAAACTGCTAACATGAAGCTGATGAAAAAGCTGGCTGTAACTCTCAGGTGTAGGTGTCCCGCTTAGATAGATGATCGGTTTGCCTTTGCAGATGTTTTTCAGAATCTTTACTTTGTTTGCAGGTTTAGGATATTGACCTAAGCAGTGAGCCTCATCTAATATTATCAGATCAGGCAAATATTGCAGATTATGCAACTGTTCGTAATTAGTAACGGCAATCTCAAATGATAAATTCAACGCTTTATGATCCGACAAAATTCCATCAATCACTTTCTTTTTTGTCACAAATAAAACCCTTTTTTGCGACAGATTCTCAGCGGTTAATAAGGCGGTGGCGGTTTTGCCTGTCCTCACTTGCATCGCTAAATATACTAATCCGTGTTTGCGGATTATGTCGGCTGCGCGTTTGGATATGTCGATTTGGTATGGGCGTGGTTGCATTAGCATAAAATTCCTTCGTCAGCAAATGAAAAATAACTTTTGTCAGTCAATATTAAATGATCAAGTAATTCAATATCTAAAAGCTTTAAAGCTTGTTTTATTTTACTTGTATAATCTTTATCTGCTAAACTTGGATCAAGGTTCCCGGATGGGTGGTTGTGGCAAAGTATAACGCCTGTTGCTAATGATTCAAAAGCATATTTTGCAACTATACGTGGATCAATAACTGTCCCTGTAATTCCTCCCTGAGAAATTTTTGCAAATCCGATTGTTTTATTTGCTCTATTAAGAAGAAGTAAAAAAGAAGATTCGTAAATTTCAATATCATCAGAATAAAATTGCCTACAGAATTTAAAGCTATCGTTTGAGCATCTTATTTGTATTGCAGGGAATTCGCTTTGTATTTTTTTAAGTTCGTAGAGTTTAGCCGTCTTTATCATATTTTTTAATTTAAGCCTGTTAATAAAAAAACACCCTCTTACTTTATTTCAGAGGGTGAATGTAATTAGAACGGAGATTCTTCTTCCGTTAATTTTTCTGTGAATAATGTTTTCCAGAACTTCTCAAAGTATTCAAGCTGCTTTGAGTTGTCGTAAACAAACTGCCCTTACCCGGATTATCCTTAGACCATTTCCATTTCAAAGCCTTTCCGTTCTGATTGACAAAAATTGTAGTTTGCGGTTTGCCATTCTCCCCTGTTTTGCTCGATGCGATTAGCTTCACAGCCTGACTCAGATCAGCATTTGCGATGCTGTTTGTCAACCCTCTGTAATAACCTGAATCGGTGCGGACTTGCACTAAATACTTTTGCCCTTCATCCTCAAGTATTAACTTCAGTTTGCGGAACTTAGTCCCTTGATACTCATCATCCTGAAACTCAACGGATGTGATCAGTCCGTCAACGGCATCGAACAGCTCGATGTCTCCGTTTGCGTTCTTGCGGGCAAATTTGCCCTCTTTCATGTTTAGGTAGGTAATCCCTCCTGTTGTATTGGATAAGCCCATAATAATTTCCGGGTGACCAGAGCCGGTGTGGTTAAGAGTTTAGTTCTTTATATTCAACTGCGAATCTGTGAGCCATGTGTACTGATTCTGCTATTTCCTGAATTGCTTCATTCTCTAAATGTGTGTAAAGAAAGTCATCCCATTCTATATCTTCTACTTCTACTGAATCGCCAAGCATATAAACATTAGCGTATATATTCACCCATATAGAATATGTGATAACTTGTACTTCCTGTTTGATAGTCATTCTCATAATTTATGGCTGATTTGATAGGTTAATTGTTTTGGTTTACTTGTTTGGTTTTCTGCAAGCCATAGCGCATGGGTAGCTTTGAACAGTTGTGCATCCTGCATCGTATCTTTCTTTGTGATCATCTGCCAGCCAATGCCCTGGATGTCACCTTTCTTCCCTTCCGTTCTTGTCTTAGCGTTCAGCCATAGTATTGCTACTTTGTCAACTTCGGCCCCGATGCTGAAAAGTAAATTCCTATATGCTGCAAGCTGTAGCCAGTATGAAGGATAAATAGCGTTTGATGTTTTAATATCTAACAGGATTCGTTCACCGTTCATATTAATAACGCGGTCAATCGTTCCGGCATAGCCAAGATCCTTACTGATTATATTTAATTCGATGCAGTCGGTTACAAATTGAAACCGTCTGCGAAACTCGACATACCTTTCAAACATGGCCCATTCGTTCAATTTGTAATCAATAGAGCCATTCGGGTTAATCAGGTTGACTTCCTGCCCTTCGTCGTATTGTTCGGTTAACTTATGAACTACCGATCCCCTGCGCCCCGCTTCGTCCCTGATCTCATCGGCATCTTTGCCAGCTTCCTTAAGCCAGTTGAAATAAGCTGCGCCCTTTGGGTAAGCCTCAAGGATAGTTGTTACGGAGGGAACATAGCCGCCGTCATCTGTAATATAGAAGCGGCTGTCTAAAAAAGTTAGTTGTTTGTTGTTAATTGTGTACATAAGCTTAAAGATTAAATTTTGCAGAATGATGTTGCCTGAGAATATTCATCAAAAAAATGTTCTTCGCCATCTTTAAAGTCTGTTACAAGGTATTCCACATCTCTGCCAAGCATTGAGCATATAGTTATCCCGTTTTCGAGTGCAATGTATACATATCCTGAATTAGGATTAAATCCTATTTCATTTATGTATTCTACGACGCACTCACTTGCATAAGCAGCAAATACTTTTGACAATCCTTCAGCTTCGCAATATGCGATTCTGTCTTGTGATAGTCCATTGATTTGAAGTTGATTTTTTGTGTACATAAGCTTAAAGTTTAAAATTTAAGCAAATATAAAACTTTTTTTTATAAAACAAAATTTTTTTTTATTTTTGTAAAAAATTATAAAACATGAAAAAAACAACACGAGGGCGGAAGCCACTGCCAGAGGCAGAAAAGAAAAAGGTTATTAACCTATTTGTAAAAGCAAAACATTTTAAAGCCGCTAAAGAAGAGGCTAAATTAATTGAAAAAAAATATAGCGTATGAAATTTATCAGAGTAATTGAAAAATCAAGCAAAGCAGAAATTTATATTAATATCAATCATATTATATGTTTTGCAAAACAGGATGAAGAAACAATATCAATAGGTGTAAGGGATTTTGATAAACCTTTGATCGTTGATTTTGATATTAATGATTTTAAAGATCGTATATATTTTTTAAACAAAAACACAAAGGATGGTATAATATGATCAAAGCAGCACAACTATATAAACAAAACAACCTTTCCGTAATTGCAACAGGTGAAACGAAAAGAGCAATCATGGCCTGGAAAGAATATCAGAGCCGTATTGCAACGGATGAAGAACTGCAAAAACAATTCGCACACCCTAAGGCAAAGGGATTAGCGGTTGTTTGCGGATCCGTATCTGGCAACCTTGAGGTAATTGATATTGATTTAAAAAATGATGTTACTGGCAATTTGTACCAAAGATTGGTAACTGAGATCGGGCCGCTAATTGATAAACTTTATATCGTAAAGACAAAGTCCGGCGGATACCACTTTTATTACAGATGTGAAACGATTGAAGGAAACATAAAGCTTGCCAGCCGTCCAGCTACAGAATCAGAGCAAAAAGAAAACCCACACGTAAAACAGGTCGTATTAATTGAAACGCGTGGCGAAGGCGGTTACGTTATTGCTCCACCTACTGAGCGATATGAAAGAAAGACTGAATTTAAAATACCTGTTTTATCTATAGATGAAAGGGATTTAATTTTATCAGCCTGTAGATCATTCAATGAGATTGTTGAGCAAGTGCAAACGGTCCGCGAATATCAAACAGGATACAACAAAACTCCCTGGCAGGATTTTAATGAACGCGGCGATATTGTCTCCGTATTAACCCGCAATGGATGGATAATCGTAAACGAAACAAGTGAGAGAGTAATATTTAAAAGACCAGGTCAAACGGAATCCAAAAGCAGCGGAGACTATCACAAAGAACTTAGGCTGTTTAAAGTATTCACCACATCAACTCAGTTTGAGCCTGGGAAGGGATACAATCATTATGCCGTCTATACAATCTTAGAGCATAACGGAGACTACAGTAAAGCAGCAAAGGAACTGATCAAACAAGGCTACGGAGAGCAGGGAGGATTTGTTGAAAAAAAAATATCGGTAGTCGTTAACAGATTGATATCTGCTGGACATAACAAAGAAAGGATCATCGACGTACTGACAACGGAACACAATAAACCGAAAAGAGAAGCTGAAATACTTTTGGATGAGATCACCGGAGAACGCGGAGAAACGATCCAGGCTTTTTGGGAAGTCAATGAAACAAAAACAGGAAAGACAATCACACTGCAAAGACATAAGCTTTGTGAATTTCTTTTTAACTCAGGATTTCATCTTTTCTTTTACGATAAAAAGTCTAACATTTTCAGGCTTGTTTTCCAAAAAGATGGCTTCGTGCAGGAAGCATCAACGGAAATGATTAAGAAGTTCGTAAAGAATTACATTCAATCCCTGCCGGCAAAGTTTGACAATATTACTCCGAATGAATTACTTGAGATCGTTATGAAAGGATCTGATGCATATTTTGGTAATAGCTTCCTTGAGTTCATGGACGCGAAGGATATTGACTTACTGAAGGATGACGCAAAGACTGCTTATTTCCCTTTCCGCAATGGTATCGTAAAAGTAGACTCCACAGGATCAAAACTTTTAAGCTACGGAGAAGTCGGTCACGTAGTATGGCAAAGCCAGGTGATTGACTTTGACATTGATATTGATTTTGATTTTGCTGAAGATCTTTGTGAGTTTTGGCGGTTTATGGAAATGGTATCTGGGGATGGTTTAGAAAATGTAGAATACCTGATGAGTCTTGTTGGCTACTTGCTTCACCGATTTAAAGACCCTGCGCGTCCTTTTGCGGTTATACTTGCTGAAGAGACAGAGGACGAAAAGAAAGGAGGCGGCACAGGAAAGGGAATACTTGTTAAGGCTTTGAGTTTCATGTCAAATATTGAACGTGTCGACGGTAAGAACTTTAAACTGGATAAAAACTTTGCTTTCCAGCGCGTTGGACTTGACACGAAGATTATAGCCATTGAGGACGTTCGCAGAAATGTAGACTTTGAAGGATTCTACTCCATCATTACTGAAGGTGTTACAGTTGAAAAGAAAAACAAAGATGAACTCTTTATACCTTACAAAGATTCTCCAAAGATCCTGTTCACCACAAATTACACGATCCCAAGCACCGGGGACCATGCCAAACGAAGGCAAAGGGTTTTTGAATTTAGCAACGCATTTAGTTCAAAGTATACTCCTTTGGATCATTTCGGGCATAAACTTTTTGAAGATTGGGACACTGATGAATGGAACAGGTTTTACAATCTCATGTTTATTGCTGTGGCCTTTTATCTTAAGTTTGGGGTTAAGGATGTCGCAAACGGTGAAAAGCTGAAGAGAAAGCATATAAGGCTGAATTTCGGAGAGGAGTTCTTAGATTGGTGGGATAACCACATAAAAGAAAAAGCAGGGAAATTTGTGCCATTTAAATCGCTTTACAATGAATTTAGAATCGCCAATGATCTGGACACGAAGGATTACAGCTCAAAAAGATTCAGAAAAGCAATTGATGAAGCTGCAGAAAGATTCGAATATCGCGTCGTATCACGTCGCAGTGGTCCGGAAAGGATCAATGAAATATGTATTGAGAAGCTGGAAACTGGCAAAAATGGATCCGATGACTCGATTAAGAAACCATTTTAAAAAATTAAGTCACCTTGTAAATGATTGAAAATAAACAAATTAAGATAAAAAGACTCGATGACTTGATTTTTTCTATTTTTTTAGGTCTCCTGTATATTTATATATATTAGTAGGGGGGGGAAAGTAAGAAAGAGCGAAAAATCGATGGATTGAGTCTTTTTGTTTTTTTTGTTAAATATTTGCTTTTCTGAAACATTTATCTATTTTTATGAATGCGAACGGTTTTTGATGAATTGCCGAAAACAATATTTGATGTATGATGTGCGGGCAGTGTAAGTACTGGGTGAAGAAAAGCAGGAAGGATAAAAGCTTTGCGTTTGGCCTTGTTCATCTGACTTCTGTTTTAGGGATTTGCAATAATCCTGCTGCGATGGATCTAATTAACCTTATACCTAACGAAAATGCTTTTAACATCATTCCTCACGCAACCATTGAAACCGATGAAACATTCGGATGTATCTACTTTGAGCCGGTCGATCTTGAGCAGTTTATTCAACGATCCTCGGACTGATCAAATGCTGGCTAAGTTCAATGCCGGTGGAGGTCAACAGGATCTTAAGAGTGAACTCTTTGCGGCACTATGTGAGAAGGATGAGAAGTTAATTTGTGATCTACAGGAAAAAGGGCAGTTGTTGTTTTACGCTACAGGTATCGTACAAAGGATGATCTTTCAACCTGGTGGAAGGTTTGCAAGGCGCTACAGATGCCAGACTTATGAATACAGTGAAGATATTTTAAACGAAGAGATTGAGCCTGTTAATACAGACAAAGAAGCGAAACTGCAAGCCTTAGAGGATGCTATCGATAAAAATCTGCATTGGGTTGAGAAGTCTATATTGGATCTTTACAAAGACATGGGATCTGTTGAGAAGATCAGCAAGGCTACAAAGATCAGTGCAAAGCAGGTGAAGCGTATCTATGATAAGACAAAGGAAAAGTTAAGGACATCGGTTAGCGGAAAGCTTATGGGTAATTACATTGTAGTCACACAAGAACTGATCTTAGACATGCCGGATATGGTTACACCTGATAATATTAACGACATTTTGGATGAGACTTTGGAATACATGAGAGCAAGGCTTGAGGGTAGGATAATACCTTCGAAACAAAAGACAAACGGATACATCAAAGAACTACAGCCTTTAAGAGTTAAAAAGATAATATGATTCTACTGATTCCGATCACAGCTATTCTTTGCGCGTGGATATGGTTTGGGGTGTTCAGGATGCCGGAAAGATACAGGTGGCTACAAAGAAAACCATTTAACTGCTCTATCTGTTTCAGTATGTGGACAGCTTTGGTGTTGTATCTTTGCCCTCTATTCATTCAGGAAACTTTATTCGTAACATCAACGGCAGCGGCTTTAGCAGCATGGGCAGAAAGCAGAAACCAATAATAGAGCCTACAAAGTACGAAAAGAATAAAGATGCTTTTAAGGCTATTGAATACGACTGGTCAACGGTCAGGATCGGTTATTTGAGAGAATTGTCAATGGTGGCGAAAAGTGAAATAGAACGTATTTATAAGGAGGAACTCGATCAGAACTGGCTACCGAATAGATACTGCAAAGGATGCTATTTCAAAGCAGTTGAGGAGTTAATATACCATTTCAAATTATGAGTTTAGAAAGCGTAAACATACCGATACAGGAAACAATGGTAAGCGAGGAGCTGTTCCTTAAATCTGAATTGGATGCAGGCATACATCACAATAACGGCGCTTTCATTCACCTTTGCCATGCAACGGCAAACGCTGTGAAAGGATATGGCATACAAACTGTGATGGACTACGGATGCGGAACAGGTGTCTACTCTTATGCTTTTATGAACGAAGGATTTAACGTGGTGGCCTGGGAGAAGTTCAAAGCGCACAAAGATTACTTAGCGGAAAAGCTTCCGCAAATTAAGATCATTGATAACCCTGTCACTACTGATTTGATGCTGTTTATTGAGGTGGCGGAACACATGACAGATAAGGAATTGAATAAACTTTTTAAAAGTATATCTCCAAAGTATATACTTTTCAGCTCTACATCAGAACGTACAGCCTGGGAATTAGCCTGGGGACATATCAATGTAAAGGAGCAGCATGAATGGGTTACTTTCTTTGAGAACAAAGGATATAACTTAGTGAAGGAGACAAATGTTCCTACTCAATGGTCAAAACTATTTCAATATGCCAACAGTTAAGATAAACCAAATTAAACCTAATCCTAAGAATCCACGAACGATTAAGGATGAACGTTTTCAGAAACTTAAAAAAAGTATTGAGGACTTTCCAGATATGCTTAACAAAAGACCATTGGTTTGCTTTACAGATACCGATGGCAAATATGTTGTATTGGGTGGCAATATGCGATTAAAAGCGGCAAAGGACTTAGGGTTAAAAGAACTACCGATAATCCTTGCAGATGAATGGACTGAAGAACAAAAAGCGGAGTTTCTTATTAAAGATAATGTTGGCTTTGGGGAATGGGAGTGG